GAGATCTTCAAGGCACAGCTGTTAGATCCATTACTGCAGATGTTACAAACTCTCAAAACTACTCAGACCCAGACACAGATGCAGGTAGTGCAGGGAATACTGGTTCTGCCCAAGGTTATACTGCAGACAATACTGCAACTGATACAACTGTTCGTGGTTCCGTAAATGCACCAGGCCCAACATCCGCAACCATGGATGATTATTTAAATAAATCAAATTTAGGAATACGTAATGTACAAATAGATCCAGGCGATGTAATGAAGGATACTATTGTCAAATCTAATTCTTATGGGGGTGTGTCAAATTATACCTTGACAACTGAGAGAGTTAGAAGTAAGTTAAGAGATCCTAACACTGTACGTAATAAAGTTTTCATTGGTCGTGCTATATCTGAGGGTATATTATCACCAACCTATGTACAACAGAAGCCAGAATTATTTGAGATTGGAAGAATACTAAACACTACTGGTACTTCCAAACTACCATCTGGGAAGATACTAGGAAACGAAGGAGTTTTTCCAGAGAGGATTGCAAATGAGTCAAACATTATTGTTACAAGAACTCTCATACCAAATCAATTGTACAATCCAGAATTGCAGTTCAATAAGTATAAAGTGATCAACGCAAAGACAAAGTTAGCAAAGGGTACACCACTTGCTAAATTCTTAGGTGGGTATGGTGATCCTATTACTCTGGATCATATAACAGATGACACTGAAAGATTGAAGATTGCAAGAAACCTTTATGTACATGCAGAATTTATGTTGTCTATCCAAGAGCATCTGGAAAAAACAAATAGACACAGGTTAGTTGTAACAGAAGGTTTGTATAAAAAACAAGAAGGTGAAGTTCTAGATCCAGAAAGTTTAAACTTCCTTGCAACTAGAGGTCAGGTAGTTGTGTACGAGATCCGTAACAGAGGTGGTAATATCGACATCGATAAGACGTTTGACATTGCAACTCACTGTAAAGATTATCTAAACTTTGATAAAATGATATTAGATTATGACTCATATAACGCAGATAATAGTCTTAACGCACAGATAATCATACAAATGCCTCCAGTAAGTGCAGACTGGAAAATGAGATATAGAAACATTATTGAGACAAGATACAACAATTATACTCAAACTAATGGTGAACTTACTGAAATAATAGAACAAAGTAAAGTATCTGAGGATGTAGGACACCACTAAACGTTATAAATAGTGGTAATTAACTAGAGGTATACATGGCACGAGCATTTTCAATTGAAGACGGTTCACTAAACAAATCTATTGTAAGTTCTCGTAACGTTGCTTATAAAGATATAGATTTGACTTTCAGTCCAAAACCAGCAGGTGACATATTTAAGAAGGTAGATGCGGCTGCGGTAAAACAGTCAGTAAAGAATCTACTGTTAACCTCTAGAGGTGAGAAACCATTTAATAATTTTTTTGGTTCTAACCTTAATAGTGCTTTGTTTGGATTAGATACAGAGTTTGATCCAGAGTTTGTGCAAAACTTAATATTCGATGCAATAACAAACCACGAACCAAGAGCAAGAGTTTTATCAGTAACTGTATTACTGAAACCAGAAAATAATACACTAGACACAACAGTAGAGTTTCAGGTGGTCAACACAAAAGAAATTGTAACATTAGATGTGTCGTTAGCGAGGGTTAGATAAATGGTCGCAACAGTCATAAAATCTTCAGAGTTAGATTTTGCAAACATAAAAGAATCTTTAAAAAATCATTTTAAACAAAAAAGTGAGTTTGCTGATTATGATTTTGAAGCATCAGGACTTAATAATGTCTTGGATGTATTGGCATACAATACACACCTAAATGGTTTGACCGCGAACTTCGCAATCAATGAATCATTTTTAAATACTGCACAACTTAGATCTTCTATTGTATCTCACGCAGAAACTTTAGGATATGAGGTAAGATCTCCTACAACATCTAAGGCAGTTGTAAATCTCAATGTTAATTTAGCAGGTGTTGCTAACAGACCATCCCAAGTAGAATTGCCTAGTGGGTTTTCTTTTACATCCTCTATCGATGGTATCTCATACACATTTAGAACACTAGAGAGTTTCTTTGCGAAAGATGACGGATCAGGTAACTACGAGTTTAAAACATCTAAGGGGTCATCGGATATAACAATATTTGAGGGTGTCCAGAAAACAAAAACATTTATTGCAGGTGAAAAAAATGAGAGACAGATTTTTGTTATTCCAGATAGTACAATAGATACATCAACTGCAAGTGTATTAGTTTTCGACACGGCAACTTCTACATCATTCAATAGTTACATTCCTTTGAAAGAAGCAATTAGCATTGATGGTAATAGTAGAGTTTACTCTATTCGAGAAGCACCCAATGGAAGTTATGAATTAAACTTTGGTGATGGTGTATCTTTTGGTAAGAAACCAGATCCAGGCGAAAAAGTTGTTGTCACTTACTTGTCCACTAAAGAAGGTCTAGCAGATAACGGAACTGTTTTTACTGCAAACTCTAATTTAACAGTAAAACAAATAAACTATCCAGTCGTAACAACTACGGTAACAGAATCCACAGGTGGTGCACCAAGACAAACTATAGAGAGTATAAGACAACTTGCACCTTTTGCATATGCACAACAGGCTAGACTTGTTACGTCACTCGACTATAAAGCAATGATCCTAAGTAATTTTGTGGATGTCACAGACTGTAACGTATGGTCAGGAGATCAAAACGTTCCTCGTGACTATGGTGCAGTATATGTTGCCCTTAACTTTGCCGCAGGAACTGCTGATACGATAAAAGACAAAGTAAAGGCAGATATAATAACAAACTTTTCTGATAACCTTGGAATCGTTTCTATGACAACTAAGTATACAGATCCTACAGATCTTTTCTTAGAGTTGGTTTTAAGTTTTAATTTTGATCCTGCACTTACAGGATTTAGTTTAGCTGCAACTGAGAGTTCTGCATATAACTTTATGGTTCAATATTTTAATGAAAACTTAAATAAATTTGATAAGACATTTAGACGTAGTAATATGTTGACAGAGATTGACGCACTTGATCCTGCGATTTTATCAAGTAAGTGTGATGTCAAAGCACAACTAAGAATATTCCCAACAATAGGAACTGAGAGAAACTTTGAATTGCAATATCCAATGCAACTAAAAGGTGCAGATGATTTTACATACACTGTTATCTCTAGTGTTTTCGAATATGATGGATCTATTGCACTTATTAGAAATAAATTAAATTCTCAGAGACTACAAATACAAAACATAGACGGTGATGTATTGTTAGATAATGTTGGTGAATTTATACCGACAAGAGGAGAAGTGAAGATTGTAGGGTTTGCTCCACAAGCATTCATAGGTGGATCTGAGTTCATAAAAATATCAGCGATACCGTTGAACGAAAGTGTGGTAAAACCTTTACGTAATTATGTTGTGAGGTTAGATCCATCAGTTTCATTTGCAACTGCATCTATAGATAGACAAGATACTAAACTTACGGTAGGATAATGGCGCACACTGGTTTTGCACAAACATTAAGACACTTCGACAGACATGACATAAATGTCAGAAAGAGTTTGGTTGATGAGGTATTGCCAGAACATTTTCGTTCTGATTATCCTCAACTCATCAACTTCTTAGATGCGTACTATGAGTTCCTCGACTCGGCTGATAACTTCGGTGGAGTTATCGAAGAACTGCAAACTATTAGAGATATTGAAGATGCTAAGTTAGAATATCTAGATCTACTCCTTGACGAAATTGGTCTGGGTATATCGAATGGTCAGTTCACAACACCAAGAGAAGTCATAAGAAACTTTGGTAACTTTTTTAGAGTTAAAGGTTCTGAATATTCTATAAATGGTTTTTTTCGTGCATTCTTTAACGAAACAGTAGAAATATTTCATCCCAAGGATAGTTTGTTTATTGTTGGTGAATCTAATGTTGGTACAGAGGATGCGAAAAGAATACAAGATGGTAGACTTTATCAGGTCTTCTCTACACTGATAAAAGGCCCGATCCCTCTCTTAGAGTGGGAAGCAATGTATAGAAACTATGTACATCCATCAGGGTTTTACTTGGGTGCGGCAGTTGTTCTTGAGGCAGAACCTGCATTAAATATTAGAACATTGACATCTATACCTTTTGTCAATCCAAATTTAAATGTCTTCAGTACTGCTACATTCTCATATGCCGCAGAGGGTGAGGCAGTCGGTGCGATAAGAACTTCTCTATATGCACCTAGTTTTGATGGTCTCGACTCAGATCAAATTGATATGGATGCAACACTCTATATGACTAGAGATTATGTAAATGAAGGTTATGTAGAGGGTGATCCAGAAAGATTTGAACTAAGAGATAGATTCAGTCTGGTACGTAAGATGTCTGATTGGCAGAATTTAACAATTGCTGAAGTAGAAAATTACTACAGTAGTATGAATGAGTTCGCAGGGTTTAAGATTAGATTTGACGATTTTGCAGATTCAACTGGTGTATCATCAAATGGAATAGTCAACTCTGCAGTAAGGTTCTCATCCACAAGAGATAAATTCTCACAGAGAGAATACATTGTAGGCACAAAGTAGTGACAAAACCCTTATAAATAAAGGTACAGTTTTTAGGAAATAAAAAATGGCAAGACAAATTATAGATAGAGGTACAACTGGTAACGATGGCACTGGTGATGATCTGTACACAGGTGCAGGTAAAATCAATGACAACTTTTCAGAGTTGTATGGTGATGTTGTACAGATACGTACTATTATAGGTGGCGATTCTGCATCAGAGCTTGGTATAAAATTACACGACAGTTCTAATAATGCTTCGTTTCTTGTTTACGAAGGAACTGCAGATTCTCATGAAACTTCATTAGGAGTTGTTGATCCTACTGCAGATAGAGTTATACTCTTGCCAGATAGTGACGGTACAGTCGCATTAAAACATAATATAACAGATGAAGTTGCAGCTCTTTCCACATCACTAGATTCAGATTACGTTGCAGAAAGATCTCGTGAACCCACACCAGATTATATTGACATCAAACATTATACAGTCGGAACCGAACCTGCAGGTGTACACGGAAGAATGATATTCGTCACAGACGGTAACGCAGGAAGCCCATGTCTCGCAATATACGATAGTGCAGGTGGTTTTTACAGACGTATTGTCTTGGGTCAAGCAGTTAATACATAGGATATAGAAAATGCCAGCTACGATTACAGATACACTGAGACAACAGATTGCTCGTGATTTTTTCGAAAGGTTTGAACAACAAACCCACAATTACTATGTTGCGATAGGTAGATCAGAACCTTGGGACTCACAAGAGACTGTTCCTACTCCTATAAACAGTCCAGAAGATGTTGCAAGACTGAGAGATGGTCTGCAATCAATGAAGAAAGTTGCTGCGACATCTCTTGTTGTTCCCAGAAACAATTGGTCAAATGGTCGAATATATTCATCATACGATGATGCAACAGGTGGATATCCTGCATTACCCTACTATGTGAAGAATGATAACAGTCAAATATATGTCTGTTTAGAAGTTGGTAGAAACAGACTAGGAGTTGCACAACCTTCTGTAATAGAACCTACAGGATCTAATAACGACTCATTCAGAACTACAGACGGATATGTGTGGAAGTTCATGTATACGATTAGTGGTTCACGTGCAGAGAAGTTTCAGTCTTCAAACTTTATGCCTGTACAAAAACAATTTACTGTTGACTCTAACTCAACTGGTATTGAATTAAAACAGTTTGAAGTTCAGGACAGTGTTGAGGCTGGTGAGATTTTAAATATTGTATTACAAGACGGTGGTTCTGGATATACAAGTATTCCATCAGTAAACATTATTGGTAACGGTACTGGCGCACGTGCAATTGCAGACATCGATTCTGCTGCAGGAGTTGTGTCAAGAATCCGTATGGCAGATAGTGGACAACACATTGCACACGGTAGAGATTTTACGGTAGCACAAGTTAGTATTACTGGTGGTGGGGGTACAGGTGCAACTGCACGTGCAGTTCTTCCTTTCAGTGATTCGGGTGTGGGTGCAGACGCAAGGATAGATTTAAAAACATCATCTGTTATGTTCCACACAATGATAGAAGGTAATGACAGTGACTTCCTTCTAGAACAAGATTTCAGACAAGTAACTTTGATAAAAGATCCTCTTACATATAGTGGTGCTAAAACTACCTCTAATACTGCAAGTGCATTAGATTTTATGAGATTATCAAGTATTGTTAATGCCTTCACAAAAGATAAACTAATCGAAGGTCAAACTTCATTTTCGAGGGCATTCATCGATGACATTGATTCTGATAAGATTTATTACCACCAAACGAAAGGAACTGGTTTTACTGCTTTCCAAGATGGTGAAATCATTGAAGAAGTTACTGGGCCAGGTCAAGGCATTATTGACTCGGCACTGATACAACCAGAGGTTGATAGACGTACTGGTGATGTTCTTTACATAGATAACAGAAATCCAGTATCAAGGACTGCATCACAAGCAGAAGATATAAAAATTATTCTACAATTCTAAGGGTTGAACAATGGCAACAGTATATACAGATACTTTATTTGAAACAAAATATAAGGATGATTTCAACGATAGTGATGGTTACTATCGAATATTGTTCAACAGTGGTCGGTCACTACAAGCACGTGAACTTACTCAGGCACAAACAATCATTCAAAAACAGATTGAACGATTTGGTAATAACATATTCAAAGAAGGTGCAGCGGTCAAGCCAGGTGGACTATCGATTGACAACAGTTACGAATTTGTAAAACTTGACATAACATCATCATCCACAACTGCTAATGTCGGTACTATATTAACTGGTGCAACATCTGGTATTAAAGCAGAAATTCTCCAGAGAGTCGATGCAATTGCAGGAGACCCTGTTACAGTTTATGTAAGGTACGTTGACACATCTGCAGCATCTATAACAACATCCACACCGAGGTTCCTAGCAGGTGAAAGTCTAGGATCTGGTAGAGTTGTTCAAATTACAAATACAGATGTAAATCCTGCAGTAGGTAAAGGTACTCGTGCACTAACTGGTGACAGTATCTACTTTACTCAAGGTTTCTTCGTATATACAGAATCACAAAGTGCAATCATATCAAAGTACACTGACGATCCTACAACAAATGTGGGTTTTAAAATTATACAACAAGTTCAAAGTGTAGATGACAACTTACAGTTATATGACAATCAAGGGTCATCTATAAACACAACTGCTCCAGGCGCAGACAGATATTGCATAAAACTAAGACTGACTTCAGATGATCAGTTGACATCTGATGAAAACTTTATTCATATTAACACAGTAAAAGAAGGTGCGATATTCTCTGCAGTGGTTGCTCAACAGGACATGGCATATGCTATTCCTAGAGACATGGTTGCAACTAGAATAAAAGAAAACTCTGGTGATTATATCGTAAAACCATTCCGTATCACATTTGAAGAGGATTCTGCAGATACACATTTAATAATGAGAGCGAGTGATGGTATCGTTGTAGTAAATGGATATAGAGCTGCTAGGTTTACACCAACTGACTTTAGAGTTCCCAAACCAACTTCTGACATTGAAGTTGAAGGTGAATTCATGCCAGTTGACTATGGTAACTTTGTTGATGTTGCACCTTCAGGTGTGAAGGGTGGCCCTGATATTAAAACGTTTGCGGTACAGAATCTTCGTTCTTCAATCAATCATGGTGGTTCAACGATAGGTACTGCACGTGTTCGTGCGGTGCATGAGAATGGGGCAAACCTAAGATATCATTTGTTCGATATAAAAATGAACACAGGTCAATCATTTAGAAATGCAAAATCTATTGGTACATCCATAACATCTTACTTCAACCCAATTCAAACAACTGTTAACAATATTGTATTAGAAGATCCAACCAATAACACGTTGGTATATGATACACTACGTCAAAGACCTAGAGTTTTAGATCCTCAACAGATAGAAGTACAAATCCTTAGATCAGGAACAACTGATGGTGCAGGTAACTTTACTGTAAGTATTCCAACTGCATATGCACTGACTAACAAAAGTGATTGGTTGATATTTACTTCTTCTGGATTGGTAGACAACTCAACTCTTGGTGGGTTAAACACTGGGTCTAATACAACAACTATTACAGGGTTGGCAACTTCAACAGCTGTTAAAGTATATGTCTATGGTGTAACTTCAACACCTATTGTTCGTGCAAAAACACTTACACAGAATGCTACAGTAACCACTACAATCCAGACAGATGCACAGACAGGTGAGAAATTTTTAGACTTACAAACACCAGACATTAAAAGTGTTAGTAGAGTTACTCTTATAGACTCTGATGGTGCAGACGTTGCATACAAGTTTAAACTCGATGATGGTCAGAGAGATAACTTTTATGGACTAGGTAGAATGGTACTGAGTGGTGGTCAATCAGCCCCTGCAGGAAATGTGTATGTTAAGTTTGATCATTTCAATCATGGTGCAGGTAACTTCTTTGCAGTCAACTCATACACTGGTGTTGTGGATTATGATAACATTCCTAGTTTTACGAGATCTAATGGAGAGATCATAAATCTAAGAGACGCATATGACTTTCGTCCTGTAATGAATTCTTCTGGAAACTTCACAGAGGCAAACATATCATACTTACCAACTCCTACAGATGTAATTCAATCAGACAATACTTACTACCTGTCAAGAGCACACAAGTTACTAATCAACACTGACGGTGAACTTGATATAGTAAGGGGTGCAGATGCATTCAACCCTCAGTTCCCACAGGCGCCAGAGAGTACACTACCACTTTATAACTTTACATTCTATCCAAACACGTTGAATGAAAACGATATGTCAGTCCAAAAGATTGATCACCGTAGGTATACTATGGATGACATCAATCAATTGGAGAAACGTATTTCAAATCTAGAAGAAGCAACTTCTCTCAACATGTTAGAACTTGCAACTAATAGTTTTGAAGTGTTAGATTCTGCAGGTCTAAACAGAACTAAATCTGGTTTCTTTGTAGATAATTTTACAACACACATATTATCAGATGTGACAAACTTAGATTACTTTGCATCTATAGATCCCTCAGTTGGTATATTACGTCCAACATTTACAGAAGACAATATAAGATTAATGTTTGATTCTGCAAACTCAACAGGTGTTGTTCGCAGAGGTGATAACATATACATCGATTACACTGAGTCAACATATATTACTCAAGAACATGCGACAAAAGCAGTTAAGATAAATCCTTTTTCAAATTCTATCTTTACAGGTAACTTACGAATATCTCCTGCTTCAGATGAGTGGAAAGATAAAAAGATAGGAGCAAGAAATGTTATTGATGGTGGTGAAAGATTATCTACCAATCAGGCTGCAAACTGGAATAACTGGGAATGGAACTGGGGTGGTAAAGATCTAGAGGATCTTAAAGTTGGAGATGAAACAAACACCATCTCAAAAACTTCAGGTAGAACAACTACTAAAACTGTGAATAAAGTTATATCAGAAAGTGTTGTTGAAGAGATAATAGGAACACGAGTTCTACAGGTTGCATTACTGCCGTTTATTAGATCTCGTATTATTAGTATTCGCGCACAAGGTATGAGACCTAACGCAAATGTATTCTTGTTCATGGATGGTAAAAACATGTCAGACTATGTTCGTGAATCCGCATTCCAAAGATATTCTTCTACAACTAAAGATTACGGTAATACGTTATCTAATAAAACTTCACATATAGATGGTGCAGGAACATTAACTACTGATATTACAGGATCAGTTGATATATCTTTCATGATACCAAATAATAGTTCTTTTAGATTTAGATCTGGTACACATGAAATAAAAGTCATGGATGTTGCTTCAAACACAGAGAGACTTGCAGGGACTATCTCTAGAGGTATGTACACTGCACAGGGTACATTAGACACTGTTCATCAAGATATAAAATCAACTAGGATACTAGAAGTTGAAGGAGCTAAGAGTTCGGTCACATCACCTGCACCTACAAGAAATAGCAATAACTCAACTCTCCATGATCGTAATAAATCAAATGCTCCGACTGTTCAAGGTAACACATATAAGTGGGATAACGAAACTCAAACTCTCAACAAGTTTCCTCCGCCTGGTAAACCAATACGTGGTGACAACCAAGATTATAATGATGCGGCATATCCAAGTACTCCAAGTAATAACGGTACTGTTCTATGTTCTTTATTATATCGCAGAGGATATTTACCACAAGAGATCTGGGAACAAGATCACAAGTTTGGTATATGGATGTCAGAAAACGATCCAGATGTATTCAATGGTTATCACTCATGGGCGGTTCCAATGGTAGATTGGATAGAGAAAGGATCTCTACTGTCTAAGGTTTACTTCCATGGATGGGTCAGACCATTCACTGGTGCATGGGCACAACACATTGCACACCGCATGGAACCAAAGAAGTACAAAGATAATAAGGTCGGAAGATTGATGTTAAATATAGGTGTTCCATTATGTAGAAGTATTGGTAAATTAATGAGACGCAATAAGGGTATGGAGAACGTATAATGTTAAATTCTTTAGGATATCAACAGAATAAAAACCCGATTGCTCAATCATTTTTTGTTGACGAAACAAGTGGGATTTACGTAACTAAAATAAATTTATATTTTAAAACTACGTTTCCTGCAACTGCAGAGTTGCAACTTCCTGTCATGCTGCATCTAAGACCAATGAGAAACGGTGTACCTTCTGACGTAGAGGTTGTGCCTGGATCTACAGTTTATGTTGCTCACAATGCGGTGCAAACATCTACAGATGGTTCGACTGCAACAGCGTTTACTTTTAACGAACCAATCTTTTTAGATGGTCTTAGAGACTATGCGATTGTAGTTTATGCAGAAACACCAGAGTATGAGATCTTTATATCTGAAATAGATGATCAAATCATTGGTTCTGCTTCTGCACGTGTCAGTTTAAACCCCAACTTAGGTAGTTTGTTCTATTCTCAAAATGGTGCAACTTTCTCTGCAAACCAAAAACAAGATCTGAAGTTTGATATTGTTCGTGCAGTATTTGATACTACCACAACTCTACCAGTTGTCAAGTTAAAAAATGCATCAGTTCCTCGTGAACTATTGAATGCAAATCCAATTAGGACTTACGAAGCTGACAGTGATGTTAGAGTATATCATACAAACCATGGACTACAAGTCGGTGATACTGTTTCTATAACAGGTTCTAGTTCTGTCGGTGGATTCACTGCAAATCAAATCAACGGTGATCATAGTATTACTCGTATAGACGCAAGTGGATTTGAATTTAAAATTGCAGGTCTTGCAGACTCTGATGAAGTAGGTGGTGGATCTATAGTACAAAGTACAAAGAACATTCCATACTCTATTGTATGGCCTTTCATATCAAATCTAAAACCAAACGGAACTGATCTGTATGCTTCTTTCAAAGGTACTAATGGTAAATCCCTTGCAGGTGTAGAAACACCTTATACAGTAGATGCAGATTTCACAGGTGTGAGTTTAAATAAAAATAACTTTGCACTAGAACATCCTTATGTTATTGCTGCAGACTCAATTGCAGATGCAGAGATTGCGGTAGGTGCATCGACTGCAGAAATGGAAATCAAGATGACTACAGCACTTGATACTGTGTCTCCTGTTATTGATCTTCAAAGGTGTTCTATAACATTGATTGATAATGTGATCGATAATCAAGATTCCGCTGCGACTAATGGATTTAACATTCCATTGAATTTTATCTCAGAAACTAATGCAAACAGATCTTCTGGGCCAGCAAAACATATTACAACTGTAACAACTCTTGCAGAGACTGCAGTTGGATTGAAAGTTATTCTTGCCGCAAATAGACCAAAACCTGCAGGAATAGAACTTTATTATAGAACTTGTGATGAAGGTACAGATATTCGTGCTGTTGATTTTGTTAAACAAATAACATCATCTAATAACCCCCCAGATGCAAACAAACAAACTTTCAGAGAATATGAATATCTAATCGGTGGACAAGGAGGTAATGTTCCTGCCTTTACAAAGTTTCAGTTGAAAATTGTTATGACTTCTACTAACTCTGCACAAGTTCCAAGTATAAAGGATTTAAGAGTAATCGCATTGAGTGTATAATGAAACATAGAAAAGTTGATGGTTATGAAGGTTTAGTGAAAGATGAACGTGGAGTAGTCTTAAATACCAGTACTGAAGAAATAAGAGCAGCAAGATCCCGTAAGAAGGCATGGAAGAAAAAACAAGAAGAGATTGATGATCTAAAACAAGATGTTTCCGATCTCAAAGATATGATGAAACAAATTTTAGAGAAGTTGTAATGGCACGTAAGGTAACCGTACAAAAAACAAATACTATCGGTACTTGGAAATCCAAGACTCAACAGATGTCTGAATACTTAGGAGATCTGGATGATCTAGGTCAGATTTTTGATTCGAATCCGTTCTATGCACCACCAGATACCAGACAAGATTCTAATCTTGTTGCTGCATTAAATTCTTCAACACAAATTGGGGATCGAATTCACTTCTTATTCTTTGAAGCTGGTGAACCTATATCTTCTGGTGCAGGAACCAAACCAGTAACTGCAATCTTTCATGGTGAGTCTGCTCACATTAGAAACATACTGAGAGTCGATCAGGTATTAAATACTGATGATGCGATGCCAGGCCCTAACTTCAACCAAAACGACAAACCATATTGGTTAGGCGACTCTCCAGGCACTAATGCATTTGATTTCGTTTGTGATAGTGCACATATAAATGTGGCAAAGGTCGGTAACTTTTTAGACGTTAACGATAGTGCATTTATTTATGATCGTGTAAGAATTGGTGGAATGTCATCAGCTGACAATCAAAACGGCACTGCAGAGATTGATAGTGCAAGAATAATAAACTTACATGCCGTCAACCTGCATTCAGACTCTGCACGTGTGACAGGTAATACAGACGTAGAAGATTTATTCAGTCCTGTATTTACAGCGCAAAATGCCACCTTTAATCAACTTGCTATAAATCAATTACGCATGGATGGTGACGGTTATGTCGGATTAGTAAAGAAATTTAGAATCGAAAATGAAAATAGTGTAGATAGGTTTGGTGCATATTTTCTAGATGATTCTAGTTAATATATAGTGTTAGAGGTAAAAAATGACACGTAAGGTAACAGTAGATTTAACAGACGCAGTTGGTTCTTTTATGACCAAGACCAACCAGATATCCGATTACATTGGAGATCTGGATGATTTAGACTCTACTTTCTCAGGTGCTGATACTACAGTAGTAACTGCATTGAATAGAGTTGGTGATTTAACAGACTCTATTAACAGGAGATTGTTTGGTGAATCTGCAGGGCCTTTACATATGCAAGGTATCAATTGCGACTCAGCATCTTTCAATTTAATTAGGGCAGGTCAACTTCTTGCAGACAGTGCGACTATCGACTCTGCATTTATTAAAAATCTAGACGTTGATTTCTTAATGGTTGATAGTGCAAGAATTGAAAGATTAACAGTTACTGAAGCAATAATAGACTCCGCACTTATAGACTCTGCAACCATACAAAGATTAAGAGTACCTAATCTATTATCGGATAGTGCACATATTAATACATTAACAACACATAATCTTAGTGCAGACTCTGCATACTTTGACATGGCGACAATAGAGAATACATTTGTCACCACCTTATACATGGATGATGCAGGTAATGTACAGAGAGCATTAGATAACCTAAAACTATTCACAGTAAAGAATGAGGCTGGTAACGTAGTACTCGGCGGTTATTTCTTATCAACCTCAAATACAGTAAGTGTGCCATAATGACAGTTCGAAGAGCTCTTGTCACTAAAGATGCAGAGGCAATAAAAGAGTATACAAATACTGAAAGAGATAATATTCATCAGGTCATTGCTAAATGTTATGCGGATGATCCATCGGTATTTTTAAGTTATGTGTCTGGTAACAATGGTAATCTAACAGGATTTGTTGATACTCGTTTTAGATCAGGGCCTGTATCAACAAGTGTATCTGCATTTCCAGCAGAAACAACTACAGGTGAACCAGAAGAAATTAATGTTGCTACTTACGATTACATTAGTCAGACTAGAACAAACCCAGCGACTGGATTTACTTCCACTACTTGGAATAGTTGGACTGCAAAACCTGTTTATATGGAAACGGATAGTATTATAAGAGAGATGTCTTTTCAGGATGTATTAGACACATTCATAGATCCTGTAATTGACAATATAGTAAGTGGAACCACTGCTGCAAATGCAGGAGGATCTTTCTTTGTAAGTACAAGTACATCTGAAACAAATTGCACTCAATTAGGTTTAATATTTACAGACACGGTGACTAAACTAAGTCTATATAGTGCTTCATCTATAGGTACTAGTGGAACTTATCAAGATCACGTAGACACAGCTTCAACTGTTAATTATTATCTACATAAAAATAATGGTGTAGCAGTTGCTAAAAGATTGCCATTAGTGATAGATTATACTAGTAATGGGAGAAATAATCCTGCAGGATTAAGAGAAATGACTAGTACTGAATTTAATGATTTGTTTTGCAAATTAATTATACAGGAAGCATATGATGGTACAGGTAATACTTTATCATATGCTATAGATGGAAGTGGTACGACAAAAGGATCTGCGATAACTAACAGATCAATGTCTGGTGTTACAGGAGATCACAATACTCGACAGGTGACACCTGGCTTAGATGACTATCGTGCTCAAGAATTTCCAAACGGAACTGTATCAGTAAAAACTACATGGAGACTAAAACTAGATAGGACTTAATTATGATTGAAGGACACAAATTTGTAGATGCTTATTTTATTGATGAAGAAAGAAAAACTCTAGACACTCTCTATTTCGATATCAAAAACAAAACTTATAAGAGTCAAATTATTGTTGCTGAAGAAGGTGACAGTGAATGGGAGAAGTTTTTAAAAACACCTATTGATGAAACTGGTAGACTTATAACGTTAGAAGATCTTTACGAAAGAACCTATATCAGGTTGAAAGAGTTAGAAGAAACACACAAGAAAATAATTATCGATAGTGTTGCGGCAGAAGATAAATTTTTGGCAGATACTAAAGATGATCTCAACAAACAAAGTATGACAAAGTTATTAGAAGTAATCTTTACTTTAGATAGTAGAGAAGATTCTACAGACGAAGAAAATAAAGAACGATTGTTTCTACTCAAGTTAGCAACATTTGAATGGGATAAACTTAAAGACACTGATAAAAATTTTAAAAAGAATATTCGTAAGGCAAAAGATGTTCATGAAGTTCTTAGTGTAATTTCAAATCATTTAAAAAAATGAAATGCATGGTTCCTGAAACAGGACTCACCATAAATCCTATTGGTGAGATTGTACTCTGTTGTGCAGGGGATAATGTTGCTGTAGAACATATAAAGAATGTGGACAACATCACTCAGTTTTTTAATTCGGATATCTACGAAGATCTTAGAAATAAATTTAAATCAAAAGCTTTTCCATCCCAGTGTAACGTATGTAAAGTCCACTGGGAAGCAGGTAGAATTGCTAGGTTCGATTCTTATAATAGATTTAACTTCCCCACATACGAAGAGGATATCACCAGTGAAACAATACCTATCCGTTTTTTGGAAATTACTACTAGTAATATTTGTAATCAGATGTGTGTTACTTGTAGTGGAAAATACTCTTCAAAGTGGGCACCATACGAGCAAGAAGCAGTGGATGTCGGACTCCACTGGAGAAATGAGAACCATAAATTCCACACCCAACAATACAAGATGACAGATGACGATGTCGATAAAATTTTATACACCGTTCCACATCTACAACATCTGACGATTAAAGGTGGAGAACCATTCGCAGATCCAAACAATATAAAGATACTACAAAAACTCGCAGACACAAACCCTAAGTGTCGGGTAGAGATCTGCACAAACTTCCAGCTGGTTACTAAATCAGTTATTGAGTTGTTGCATAAGATTGACGAAGTACATATTCAGGCCAGTATCGATGGTGTTGGTTCTCTCTACAATTGGATTAGGGGTGGTAACTTTGAGAAGACTGTAAATAATATAAACCGTTACTATGAATATGCTAAACGTAAGATAGTTATTGTCTCTACAGTATCGATCTATAACTGGATGCATTTACCAGAACTCATAGACTACTGGAAAGATATAGAAGGTGTTGCAAGAATTAGTATGGCAAACATTGTAACCTTTCCAAAGTATTGTTCTCCATTATATCTACCAGTCCACCAGATAGAAGAAGGAAAGAAAAAGTTTTTTGACTATCTTGACAGTTATGACTATGTAGAAAAACATGATATCTACAAGACAGACAACCTCATGGTAAGTGGAATTGGTAACATGAAGAGCATTGAACCAACAACGGATACCGAGGTAAGAGAGATGCGAGAAAGAATGCTGAGATGGATTGACTTCTGTTTGATTGCTAGAATGAATGATGAAGATATATTCGAACTAGCACCTCACTTAAATTCTTTATTAGATTGATGTAAGAAGTAACATGCGTCTGTCGAAGTTTTAAAATTTTTATCTAAAATAAAATTCCATGGCATACCTATGTCTTTTATAGGAACATTATACTTTTCTATTATGTAAGAAACGTACACTTCATTGTTTGGAAGATAGAGATCGTTATTGTCAACTTCGTTATGTAGTTTCATGGACTCTTCTAATCTTTCAGAGAACATCAATAGATCTGAAGATTTTTTATTTAAACCAAAAACTCCAGTGTTGCATATGTAATCGTTACCCATGATGCCGTCATCTATTAACATCATTTGTTTTAGGTTGATCTTCCAGTCAGGTTTTAGAGTTTGGTGTAGACTAACAGTGTTCAGATTGTGAGCATCAAAGAAAGACATGACAGTCTTGGGTATCACATCCACATCTAGATACAAAACTGCATCACAGGCCTCCACAAGTTCTTCTGCCTTTTTTATTTTAAAAAACATTAATTCAGTGTAGTCAAGATCTGTCTCAAACAAATGATAATCTGCACCACAGAGCCTAGCATAGTCCTTATGGTTTCTTATCAATGAGTCTTTATGTTTTGACCAAGATCTTCCTAGATCAGACCAAACGCTGAATATAATCTTTCGCATACTCAAAATCTTTATTAATTGCGTGGACTAAGTTTACTCTATCAGGAATAAAGGCAAACTTGTGATTCATAACGAAGTGCCAGTCTTCTGACATGTCGTTGAGTTTAACATCGTTTACTTGCATAAGGTAACTGAACAGAGTTTCATTATCATATCCAAGCATAGACCTTATCTTTTGTGGATACATTTTATCCGTTGCCTTTTCATGCATCATCTCAAGAGATGCTTCAAAGTCTTTGAAGTAAGATAGTTTATCTAAGTTCTCTGGAGTTGCACCAACAATTCCAGTATTGTATACATCATTCTCTCCATTAAATCCTTCGTCCAAAAGCAACTCTCTGGCGTTCCACCACTTTGCTCTCGGTGATCTTATAGTATGAGTACCAAAATCTTTTGTAGAATAAGTTCCCTCATGGTTTACTCTGCACAATATACCAGAGTCGAAGTCTAGTTCCTCAAATACATTTTTTTCTGTGATAGGAATTACATCAAAGTCTATGTAAAGTATTCTGTCATATTCTAAGTTTTGATAAAGCAACCAGATCTTATAGAAGTTTATTATGTTATACATCGTTATGTGTGGTTTGTCAAGGAAAAACTTTTCTCTAAACGATAGATAATCATCATCAAACTCAAATAGTTTGTAATCTGCACCACACAGTTCCGCATACTTTTCATGTTGGGCCCTCAACCAGTGATAGTTCTCTAACATCTTGTTGGTTGTTTCGTGAGTTTTAGTCTTTGTTATCTCACAATCGGAATGTTCCGCTTCTATCATGTGATCTGGAATATGTATGTACATACTATAGATTAGTGTTTTCATCGTGCGATTACCATGTATCTTTCATAGTCATCAAAAACCTTTGTGCCTTTGTAAAGTATTTCCATATCTGGTAAAGACTCTATAAAGTAATCAAGAGAGGAGTGACAGTTTACATGACTGTCAATGTGTGACATATTGTTAGATTGTAGAACAGCTAAGGAATATGGATTCTTCATAGACAATGCACCATATAAATCTTCTTCATCGATATGTTCACAGGCTGTGCATATGATGACTTTGTCTTTTCCATTCAGATCTTTGTCATCGAATATTTCTAACCCATCTTTTAACTCTATCATGATACTGTCGTGTACTTTTAATCTGTAATGCAGTTCAATACAGACTGCATCTAGTTCATAATCCATTATGGTATTGTCTAGACATTCTGCAAGCATGTGCGACATCAATCCATACCAACCACCTATTACTGCAATCTCATCTTCTTTGTTTATAAACGGTAAGAGTTTGTCTACCACCCATTGTTTACATTCTATTTGTTTGGGGTCGTATTGATCTAAGATATCTTTTATTCTGTAGTAATCAAAGTTCTTTTCGTACATCGTGTCAGTATAAAGAAAACTGAGTAGAGGTAAAACTTTGTCATCAAAGAACGATTTTTGTATGTATTTCGTCATCAAATGTTCCATAGTTTAATTTCTGATCCCAGATGTATCGATCTATTCCTTTGTACTTACGAGTATTATAATCTATATTACTGGCGAAAATCTGCCAGAACTCTGGGTTTTTGTGGGGAGTCCATGCGAAGATAGAACTATTGATCTCCGTCTCATATGCGTGAGGACGATAATCGAGATCTTTTTTCCAGTAATCGTGGATGAAGTGAGGCCTGTTCCAATCTATCTTTTCTATGGTAGGAAAAGGATTACCAGTAATACGAATATCCAGATCAAAAAGAACACATCTGTCCCTGATAGTCCAGTCGGATCTAAAAACATGTAACTTGTTCCACCACTTAGTTAACCTCGGCCTCTCAGGTATAGGGGTTATACCTATTATAACACCAGTTGGATCTTCTGTCAAGCATAAAATTTCATGGTCGCAGTATTCTCTTATCTTTTCTGCTTGACGATTTACATCCTCTGCATTATATTTATCGCCATGTTTTAATAATATGATCTTCATAATACTATAATATTTGACATCAATCAAAAGTCAAAACTTTGACATCAACCTTTCCACTACTATATATTAATATGTTTACGTGTTATAAAAGGGGTGGAAAATATATTAATACGCCCATAGAAGTTGGATTTAGATTTCAAAAAAAATTAATTTTTGACAAAGATACCTTTGATCCAGAAATATGGGTAGAGCGATTAGAAAGAATAAAGTCGCAAGATTTCAACAGAATAAAAATTCCTGAATTCACATATGAGATTATTGATAATGAAATTTTATTTGAAATAGAATTTATAAAAGGTAGGCAGTTAGGTGCAACTACCTTTGTAAATTGGAAAGATGTCATAAAAGAAGATCTAGTAGATGGAGAAGATCATTGGGGGTTTAGTGATTTAAAACCTGAAAACTTTGTCATAGAAAAAAACACTGATACTCTCTATCTTGTTGACTTTGATACGTATAATCCAAGAGATCGTAAAAGTAAATTGTTAGAATGGAACAAGTATCTTAAAAAAAGTGTTGATGAAATAGTAGAAAATGAAAGAATAGATTTAAAAAATAAATTCTGGTCTTCCTAATTATTATAAATAAACGTAACATGATGCACGAGTTACTTAGTATCGGATTGGGAAATGGCAGAATACGAAAAATTTACATTCGACATCGGGTCGGATATCGCAGTACAATTAGAACTTGTAGACCTTAGTGGTAATCCAAAGGATCTTTCAAATTATTCTGCTGCAGCTAAAATGAAACGGAACTACAATTCCGATTCTGCTGACACAACTGACTTCTCCGTAGCAATACAACCTACTGATGGTGTAGTAACTCTTTCCTTGACAAACCTACAGACTAACCAACTTCGTGTCGGTAACTACGTTTATGATGTGGAAATCTCTTTTGTTGACTCCAATGGATCAACAGTAGTTGAGAGAGTCCTTGAAGGAAAGATACGAGCTAACCCATCGGTAACATAATGTCAGAAATTCCTCCAGTCCAAACACATATCAGAAAAATTACAGTTGGTACTCCAGTTAAAAAAGTAACTGGTGCACAGGCTCAAGGTATAGGCGATTTAACAGATGTAGATTTATCTGGGAATGGTAATTTTGCTGTTCTTCAGTTTAATGTATCATCAGGAAAGTTCGAAGCAACTACTGAACCAGATGGTTTAGAGTTAGATGCAGGGACTTTCTAAATGGCAAATACATTTAAAATAAAAACATCTTCTACTACCGCGACATTAGAAGGTAAGGAAGGTCTCAACATCCTCAAGATTGGGGAAATGGGATACACTTACGTTTCAGGTGATTCTGATGGTGGTGATAGACTTTTTATTGGTGTTGGGCCTCAGAAAAGTAATGGATATGCAGGTGAATATGCAACTATTGGTGGTCAATATTATACACATCTTTTAAGTGCACCGATTGGTAAACTTAAAGGTGGTAAAGCACTTGTCGTTGACGCAAACGGAAAGATTGAAACTCAATCTGGCACTTTAAATATAGATGATTTAGAATTTACAGATGCTACTGTTGCTTCTACATCTGGTGCATTATCACTCAAAGGTTTTGATGGTACAGTAAGCTTTGGGGGTGATAGACTTACAGATGTTGCGACACCAGTTGCAGGTACAGATGGTGTAAACAAAGATTACGTAGATAACCTAGATCTAGTTCATGCAAATGCAGATGAGAACCTTGCAGGTACAGGTAACATCAAAGCAGGTGACAAACTTGAGATCAAGGGTAGTTTCAACACAAACACAAAACGTCATGATCTTGCAGATGGTGCACAAGTTGACATCTATCTCGATTCTGACGTAACAGGACTTTCATCATTAGAAGTTGACAATATCAAAATTGATGGTAATACTATCAGTACATTGTCTGGAGACATGGTTCTTGATCCAACCCCAGGCGGTGCGGCAGGTACATTAGTTGTTCAAGGTAACTTACAGGTTGAGGGTACAACTACAACTATCAACTCAACAACTCTTACAGTCGATGATAAGAATATTGAACTTGCACAAGGTGCAGCAGATGCAAACGCAGCAGACTCTGCAGGTATCTCAGTTCAGGGTGCAAATGCACATATCTTCTATAAGGCAACACCAGACACTTGGAATTTTAACAGACCAATCGTTGCACCAAACGTTTCAGCTGAGACATTAACTGGTCGTTACGATGGTTTTGATTCTGACCTTGCAACAAAAACAACTACAGATCTTGCAGAAGGTGATAATCTATATTATACTACTACAAGACATGATTCAGATTTTGATGTTCGACTTGGAACAAAGACAACAACTGATGTCGCAGAGGGAACAAACCTATATTATACAGACGCGAGATTTGATACTGCATTAGGAACCAAGACAACTACTGATGTTGCCGAAGGTACAAATCTATATTATACTATACAACGTGTACGAGATGTAATCAACCTAGTTGATGCAGGTGGAGATGGATCTCTTACATATGACTCCGCCACAGGTAAATTTACATATACAGGCCCCAGTGCTGCAGAGGTTCGTGCACATTTAAGTGGTGCAGGTGCAATAGGTTATGACAGTTCTACTGGTCAGATCTCACTCAGTAACGATGCAGTATATTCATCATCACGTGCAGATAGTGACGCAAGACATGCGGTAAGTGCGGCAGGAGATCTTTCTTATGATCCTGCAACTGGTGTGTTTCAGTTTGACGTTGAACAGGTTTACACAAAGGCAAACTTTGACTCCGACTTAGACGAAGCACTTGCAAGTGGTACAGGGATTACATATGATTCTGCCACTAGTACAATCAATATTACAAATACAGGAGTTACTGCAGGGACATACGGTTCTGCATCTGAGGTTCCAGTATTTACAGTTAATGCACAGGGTCAATTAGATTCTGCAGGTACAGTAACAGTCGCAGGGGTTTCATCAACCTCTATGGATTCTGCTACAGGTGATTTCACAATCAATACTGCAGATGGTGGATCATTTGCTACCAGACTATATGATGCCAACATTCTCAATAATGATGGTAACAAGGCAGGTATTACATGGACAGTAAGTGGTGCTTCAGACCAATTTAGAACCGCGACTAACTATATCGACTCTGATCTAGAAGTGTACACAATACGAGAAATGAATTTTACTGGTGATAAACTTCGTATCGAGGTTGCACAGTTTAGTCCATCACTTGTTGCAACTGGACAGACTAATTTAAACTTTGACCAGAAAGCAACTCAGTTCTCCGTATCGATAGATAACCCAACAGATTTTCCAACACGTTTTATCAATAGTGTATCTGGTATTACACAAACAAATGCATATGTTGGTCAGGTATTAGGTAACTACAATGCAGGTGCTAAAAGTCAAACTCCTGCAGGTGGTGTAGATTGGACACAGACATTTGCGTTTGACTCTGCATCTGGTGCCGCAGTAAGAGATAATAACACAGGTTTATCGGGTGGAACTTCCTCTGCAACAATTACATTTGCGGATGATCAGGGTGCAGACTTTGGTACAACTGCATCATTCAGTACCACATGGAAAACACCAAACGTGACAATCAGTATGAGTAACTTAAATGGAAAACAATTCCTTGAGACTTATACTTCTACATCATATACCGTCAATCAGACTAACATGTCATCTTCTGCTAACTTTACTCATACAGTTTCTGGTACTGGAGGATCTCTTTCTAGTACTACTGGATCTGGGACATTGACATTTACAACACCAATACACAAAGACAACGGTGGGGGGAGACAAGTAGCTGTGAGTACAGAGTTTAGAAGACCTCCAGGCGTTGCAACAACTACATATGCAGCAACTGATACCGCATCCGATACCTCGTTAAATGCAAACTTTTCATATCCTTCACTGTGGATCTTTACTAATAGTACAGGATTAGCACCTACTAGAGCAGAGGTAGTCAATGGTGATCAGTTTGAATCTGCAGTAAACGAATTATCAAATCAAACAAACAACTTTACAGGCACTGTTAACAATCCAAATGCAACACCTCGTGCATTTTGGTTTATGATAAGGAGTGCAGCATCACAACCAACAACATTTCAAACTGGTGCTAGTTCATCACTACTCAGTGATGTTGCATTTGTAACAGGCACATTAGATTTGGAACCAGATTCACCACCTGCAGGTTACAGTGCAGAGACCTATAATTTATACGGTATCACTCTGCAGCCTGGCAACACTTATGTGAGTATTAGCTAATGCCCAATTATAACGGACTTACAAGAAACCAATGGCCAGGAACATGGAGTCCTAGTTCCAATCATCCCATTGCATTAGACACAGAGATAAGAGGTGGACTGCGTTATGTAAGTGGTGTAGATAGTGACACTGTAGTAGGGATACACGGACAAAGACTACAAGATGGGATGGTAGTCTATGTTAAGAATGCACATGGTGGATTTGAAGCAGACAGATACTACAAATATCAATTAGGTTCAGGTCAACACAGAGATAGTAACACAGGTGAATTACCAAACGCTGCAGGTAATTGGGCGCCATTTCAATTAGACTCTGCAGGAACAATCGCACTCATAGATTCAGACTACATTCAATCACGTCAAAGTGATTCCGTTGGGGTTGCAACACTTGCATCTAATGCAGAAAAACTAGGAGGACAGTTACCTGCTCATTACCTAGATTTTAATAATATTACAAACCCACCTGCGATATTAGATACAGTGGATGTCTCTAATATTATTACTAATGATGTTGACAAATCATTCGTAGACGCACTTGCAATCAACGCAGACAAACTTGACGGATTAGACAGACAACAATTCCTAAGAGCAGACCAA